AAGCTGTATCATTGGATACTTTTGAAAGTACATCCATGATATGTTGAGTATCACTTCCTGTATCGGATAACTTATCAAAGTTCTTAGTAATAGCACCAACCAATAAAGAAGTTCTATCCAACGCTGCATCCAAGGCAATTGATCCTGAGATAATAGCAGGAGTCATATTCAATATCTGCTCCTGTGCAAAACCTAATTTTGCTAATTCTATTTGCAATCCAACAACCTCTGTTGCTGTCCTTGCTGTTGTCAATCCCAATATTTTAGCCTGATCCGACAATGCTTTGTTCTCACCAACAGTATTACCCATGATAGCTGCGAGATTGGCGTTCGCTTGTTGGAACTCTGAGAAAATATTAATCATTCCCCGTATCGTTCGAAATAGCCCATATACACCAACATAAACACCAAGCCCTCCAAGTAATCTATTCACTGCTGAAATAGGAGCAAGTAAACTTCTAAACCCTCTCTCAGCACGAGCCAATCCAACCGTAGTCCTATTTGTGAAGTTTTGCATACTTTTATGTATGTCAGCAACAACTCCAGTCATTTTATCAACTGCGGTGAAAACTGTCGGTATTGTAAACTGCTTCATTTCTTCGGTGGCGTTGGTATTTGCTTTATCTGCTCTACTATATCATAGTACCAAAATAATATTCCATCAATCCCTTCATCATCAAAAAAAAGGTCACCTATTATTAGAGGTGACCACTTTGTATCTCTTACGACCGTTTTGATTACATTTTCAAAATTCTCTTCTATGATCTTTTCCTCAACTACATCACTTACGGTAAAAAAAAACTCGCTATCGCCTGGGCTGTCGAAAAATCCTCTGAGTCCATGCACACAATCGCTTCGTTATGTTGCCCTGTAAGAACCGCTACAAAAGAAGAAATCAATGAATAGGCTTCTGTCATCTTCACTCCCTTCAAGCATGCCTGTGTCTGCGCAACACTCAACCGAGATTTATAAATCAACTGCTTAATTCCTTCCGCACTTTCTGATAACGGGAACCTTAATGATTGGGTGATTGTGAAGTCTTTATTCATAACCAACTCACCATCCATTATCCCACACACCAAAACTTCTATATTGTCCTTCTTTGCTTCTCTCTTTGATGCTGATATTTTTTTGTTATCAAGCCATCCATTCACTTCCTTCTCTGCAATGTCTCGTGATATTTTACCCATAAATTATCCTGCGATTTTTTTCAATGTCTGACCTCCAGCGATCTTTAATTTGATCGTGGCATTATTCGCGTTCAATTGAACATCCCCAACAACGGCTCCTGCGCCTTTATACACGGCTCCGTTCACATGAGAAACAGTCCATGTCGCATCCAATGGATTACCGGATAATGCAGCCAACGCCTCAAGTTCTTGGCTGGTATTCATATCTCCGGCAATTGTCGCTTCTACCATCCAAAGGTTGCGGGTGATTTTTTTGATCATTGTCCCGCTTCCATCAACATTGTTCATATCATCATCGGTTCTCAGACCTCCGAGATCAAATGTGCTATCTTCATTCGCCTTTGGAAAGAAGGTTGCACCTGGCAATGTTGGATGTGTAAAAGAAATCTTGGTTATATCACCACCTACTGCGCCCATGTGTTTTTATTTAAAGTGTGCCGAAATTAAATCCTGCTTGTGCTGTTGTGCTTAATACTCTTCCAAATCCTGTACGCTTGTATCTGAAGAATGTTTCCAACCTGTCAGGATTGGTTGAACTCAAGGCAACAGTAATGCTTGATTGCATGAATGTTGGCTGCGTGATCAATGCTCTCTTAGCAAGATCATCTGCATACGTGTCAATGGCCGCTTTCCAATCCAAAGGACGTACCACATTATTTGCAGTAACTATATCTGAATCACTTGCAATAGCATGGTTCTCTACATTCGTAATTTCAAGCAAATGGTATCCATACTTCACATTCCAATCAATGTTCAGGTTCCGGCAATAACGGTATTGTGGCGGATTCTCACCGGATGGATGATAGGTAGTTACAAAATCTTCTACCTTATACAACCCACTGTTCAGATTCACGGTTGAACATCCTTTCTTGACAATTGCATCACGATTCGTATAAGTCTGCATTGTACCGATACTTGTCGGTGTTGGCATATCTGGATAGAAACTTCCTGCCACATCCAAGTGAGGATTGTTCTGCGCTTGCAATGCAAACAGATAAGCCATGTTCGCTGCTGCTTCCATTGGCAAGCCCAAACTTGCAGGAGCCGGAGCAATAGCAATTGTAACCTGATTCAAACGCGAATCTGTTATTGAACTTGGATCATCTGCTACCGATCCTGTGATAGCGATGAATGGCTTCATAATGATTCCGGCATACTGCCCTGTGCCTTGCTGAATTCCATCAGGGGAAGGAATACCGTTGAATGTCTCTAAGGTATTCATTGTGTTTGTGTCCGTGTAAGGATTGATCACAATGGTATTCCAATCATTTGCAAATAATGTAAGTGCTGCGGATATGCTTGGTGTTCCTGCTCCGTTCTGTACATTGACAGTTGAGTAAGTAAGTCCAAGTGAAACTCCACCTGTATCAACAGAAATAGAAATGTCATTTGCTGTAAGGCCGCTCCACTTAGAAGTAAAGATTACCTCATAGCTTGTTGAGTTGGCTAATACCGGAGCCCCGATTACTGCGTTAACTGCCGAGGCAATTTTGGTTGCAATGGTCGCTGCATTATCTCCGGCCACAATGTTGATTGCGTAATAAATTCCTTCTTGACTTTCACGGCCAGCGATCTTCACATAATGCACTCCACTTCCTGTCGCTACTCCGGCTGCTGTCAAAGTTTGAATCTTTGATGTTGCTCCAGATGCAACTGCCTGTGGATAAACATAAGTTGGAATTCCTCCAACTCCATCACCTGAAAGTAATGGACGAAGAATTCGCATGATGTGATAAATTGGTGATCCGTATCCGTAAAGGTTCCCTGCTTGCTGTGCAGATGTAACGGAAACAGGAGTAAGTGAAAGAGTCGATTGGTTGGCATCATTAGCCTCTCCAAGTATTGCAATCCTCTGTGGAAGATTAGGAGAAACCAAACTAAAGTTTCCCTTGGTAAGTTTATATCCTACTACACGGGAAATTCTATCAAGGGTTACTGCATCGGATAATGCCATGTCGGTCTTATTTTAGACCGAAAGTCCTTCATTCCTAAATTAAAATATATTTTTATGTATGTAACATGCAAAAAAGCGAAATCAGATTCCGAATATGTTTTCAACAACTTTCAATCGCTGGCCTCCCATATCCTTCAAAACATATCCTTCCACATTTTCATCGGTCAATGAATGGTAGTCATCCAATAATCCTTTCATATTATTTCCGTATTGCGCTGCCGATGAACTGCGTACTTTCCGGCCTATGTCGTCCCGAACCCAAGAGAAGTGGTGCATGGGCTCCATGATCCTTACAATGTCATTTGAACTTATGTAAGGAGTAATCGTTCTCGTAGGATCAACGTAGAATGGATAAGAGGAATTCCCTGCGCGGGTATCTTCATTCAATTCATGGATGAATGGAACGTAGAATCCATCCAAGTTCTCAAGTCTCCAAGTAGGTTTTTTGAAGTATGTCCAAATTCTGCATACTGATCCTTGCTTGCCTGAATCGAAAAATTCTTTCTTGGCTGAAACAAAGTCTTTGTAGTATTCATCCACATCCATGTGAAAGAAATGTGTACAATCTTCCCGCTTGGCTATCTCAAGACCGATGTTCCTTTTAGCTACTTCGTTTTGCCCTGCTGAAATTCCAAATGATGGCTCGTACTTTTCAAGTATAGTTTTATTACTTAAATAATCTTTTACTTGTATCTGAGGAAAATAAACCTCGCCTATGTTTGACACTTGTTGCCAAACGATAATTAATAAATCCACATTACCTTTCAAACAATTGATTGATCCTTCAAGCAACTCTTCTCCGTCCCATACATTATAGATTGCTGCAAGTTTTGTTTTCATTGAAATCTAAAATTAGTATTTGGAGATAATTGATTGTTAAGAATAGCTGTTTTCATTCTTGTGTAAAAATTCGGAGTCATTGTTCCTACTATCTGATCGGCTGGCAAATCAAAATTGCGATTGATTCTTTCCTGAAATACTTTTCTGCCCTGCTCGAAGTGTGAGTCTGCCCGTTCGGCTGTGGCATCTTTTACTTTTGATGTTATTGAATAATGGTTGTGTGGAAATTTTAGTGATCCTTCAGTTTTTAATCCTAATAACTCAGCAACGCAAGTCATTTCAGTATCACACCAATCATGTAGATAGTCTGGATGATAAATGTAATTAAATAGCCTGAAATAATCCCAACTCATAATAGGAAGTGTTATTACCCAAGGCTGAATTCCATCTTGAGTTTTTAATATCCACTTACTACCAAATATTATCTGAGACGTTGAGAAAACGTCCAAATCTAATCCCCAATTCTCAGGACAATCGAAGTCATCCGAAATCACAATCAGAAAATCATTCGGCTCATTCCGGTACGCTGAATAAAATCTTGCCGGAGTATTGATCGCATCTATAGCTGATCGGTTGTCTCCTCTGAATATCGTATAGTTCACGCAAGGCATGTGGATAGGATAATTCCATAATTCAAGATCATCATTGTCCAAACTAAGAATTAACTCGAACTGATCTTGCTGCAAGCCTATTCTGCTGATCCACTTTTCAGCCGTTTCTTTTGCTTGCTGTGGTCTGCCGCGTGAAGGATAGATTATTGTAACCATTTTGTAACATCAATAAAGTTGCTTGCTGCTGTCGTCCAAGCTCCCTCGCTTGTGAAATCTTTTGTGTATAAAAATTTCGATAAAGGTTCTCTCATTTGATACCCATGATCTGCTGCGGGTTCTGTGTCATGGCAGATTAAAATCTTTGCATGATGCAATTTTGAAATCGCAATCTTTCTGTATTCGCCAGGAGCCATATCAACCAACACTACTTCATATTCCTTGCGCCATGCTATCAAATCCCAATTGGCCACATAGATACTTCCAGTCTTTTCAGCCCAATCTAAATTGGAATCGTAGCTGATAAATTCAAGTCCTTCATCTTTGCAATATTCACGAAGATACTTTGTTGATCCATCTCCACTACCAAGTTCGAGAACAGGAAGTTTCAAATGTTTTGTAGCTTGCAGGGCTTCCCAAAGAAAGTACCTATGGTTCGACCAATTTCCGATGAGGTCTAAAAATTTCTCCTTTGTCATATAAATCCAAGTTTAGTTAGTGCAATAGGAATTCGCCATTTGCCATCACATGGTACTCCCAGAAATTCTGTCGGCGAGTAGTTCACATGATAGAATGATTTCGGACATCCATTTTTCAAATCCTGTTCAATACCTCCACTCCAAAGATATTCTGGTAGTCCGACTATTTTCGCTCCTACTCTGGCAGCAAGATAACTTATGACGACATCTTCATTTTCACAAAGCGTTGCGGCCTTGAATTCATTTCTCACATGAAATAATTGCTCGTCAGTAAGCGCATTTATTTTTCTGAGGATGTTTCCTTTGATGAACGTAAGACATCCACCAATATGATTAAGATCACCTTGCAATGTAGGAACAGTAATCTCATTCTTAATACCAATAAACTCACCTTCAGATTCATTGACGAATTTAAAAACCTCATTGTTGAAAAACAAAACATCACTGTCTATGCAGCACAAGAAATCATTATCCTCAATTTCAAACTGTCTCAGAATTTGAACCTTATACATTGATGCCTCCCATCCGGCTCCATTTCCGAAAACAGTATAATCATCTACCCATATTCTTTTGAACATTGCTATTCGCTGAATGCAATGGTTTCGCAGCATTGCTTCCATTGTTTTAGAAAGAAGCAAATCTCTCTGGCCTGTGAAGTTTAAGCAGTAAAGCATGTCAGATAAAGTCAATCGGTTTGCCCATCTTAGAGAACACATTTATTTCATGCTGTCCTTTCAATGGTAAGTTATTTGTGAGTAAAAGTAATTCTTCTTTGTCAATCATAAATCTCCATTCATCCAAAAATTCTATTGGCTCTCCTTTTGCTTTCTTTACTCTCAATGCGTTTACAAAAGTGTTAGGGTTGTTCCCCCAGGATATATTCCCAATTCGAATGATGTTGTAGTTATTCCAATTCGACTTAATAAACAGTTCCATCTTTTTCTTGTGATTGATGTATGGGCTCTGTTTGTAGAATATTGAAATCGTGCTGAAGTAGAAAAGGCAAAGTGTCTGATCCTGCCAACGGAGTAATTCTAACTCTCTCTTGAAATCTTCTTCTGTTGATGAAACTGAATTGGATACACCGGAAGCAAAGAACAATGCTCCCTTGCGGGGCTCAAGAATACTTCCAATGTCTCCAGTTCCGATTATTGGCATAGATTATTTTAACAAGAAAAGTGAACTCCAATAGTTTTGACCAGCTCCATGCTCATTCGTGAGTTCATGATGTAATGTTTCGTATCCAAGTGCTTTCAATTTGTCAAGCATCATATCCACTTCGTGATGTCCGTATGCGCCTGTGTGTAAATGAAATTCTATTGAGAGTTGTTTGGCAGGGGCTTTCTCCAAATTCATTATCACTTCATATTCACTTCCCTCAATGTCGATCTTGATTGCAGACCAAAAGTCAACTCCTACCAAATCAGAAAATGATTTGAGCGTGTAAACTTCTATTCCGGTTCCAAACTTATTGATTTTTACTCCCTGCGGATCGCCAGTGTCAGTCATTCCACAAAGTCCATCATAATCACTTATCGCGCAGTGAAAGTATTGTTCCTCTCTTCCAAGTTCATCTAAGTCAACAGGAATCACAAAGTATCCTCGCCTTCTCATTTCGTTTGTGAATAGGAA